CCGTTCCGCTTGCGATTGTTTGCGTCGTCGTGCCAGATGGCAGTGATACCCAGCCTGCACCTAGCGTATTCGTTTTAACGCTACAGCCGTTGGCTATGGTGTCAATTCCGATACCTGACTGTGAGGAGCTGAGCGAAGGAAGGGAGACGGTTGAACAAGTTCCGACCGCTACAAAAGTCGGAAGATTCCCGCCCGCGCCGATAGTTATTGGCCCCGGAACTTCGATTCCGGAAGCGTCACCAATTTGCGAGCGGATGTAATAAGGGCTAACAACCTCGCTCCCAGCTAGATTAGAAGTTAAAGTTGTGGTAATCGGAACAGACGTAGACGATCCGGTAACCGTTGTGTTTGTCGCAACGAAGTACAGTTGAAAGTCCTGATCAGCGCCGATACCGGAAGGCTTATCAGCATTAAATAGAGCGATGAGCAGCGGGTCACCTACTACAGCGTTCCACGAACCGCTAGAAAGCTCGAGAGGAATCGACGTAGCCCCAGAACTTGCGCCCGCGCTCGCTACCTGTAATAAAGCAGTTGGCGGGGAAGAAGCGCTGACTTGCGCTCCGCCACGCACTCCGGGAATATCAGCACCCGTAACGCCTATCGGTCCAGAACGGTTTTTCCACGCATCACGTTGCGCGCCTTGAAAGCTTCCTGTCTGTGCGGGGTTCGCAGTAGTTGACTGCCAGCGCCCGATCTGCGTCTGGTGCCCTGCTAAAGCTGTACCGAACACTTGGCCATAAGGGAAGCTGCTGGTGTATGTGTAAGTTCCCGTAAATGCGCTGCACGAACAATTGAAAGTAACGGTGCTAGTCGGACGGCTTGGAGAAGTTCCGGTGACCACGAAAGGCACACCGTTCAATGCCGAAGCGCCGCCAGTGATGCCTGTAAATTCAAATGTTTCTCCCGTCGCCCAGCTTAGGTTATTGACTGGGGAAAGAATCGTTGCGATAGCGGATGAAGTACTAACAACGATCTGTGTTACCGCTTGCTCGTCTCCTTCCACAGTGTCATATAACCCAGATGCCGGGTCATTGGTGAATGTGTATGATGGAGAGGCGCTCGTACCGTTCGGTCCTTGAAGCGGGAAGCTAGCCGTAATTGGACCGCAGCCGGTCGCGTTACCGTTCGGCAAGATACCGAGCGGAGCGAAACCTGACGCGCACAAAGTCGGAGTTGCCGCCAGCTGAGTCGCCGTACCAGCATTCCCAGTTGTGCTGTTGGAGATTGTTCCTGTCTGCGCAATAAGCTGTTTTGACGAGTTGGTGCCAAGAACCACCGCGCTCACTGGGATCGCAGCGCCTTGGATCTGTGCGACGGTTGGATTCGGCAATGTCCCGGACAAGTCTCCGCCCGCTGTGCTGCTGATAAATGCGCCAGCGCCGAAGGCGGTGCCGCCCGATTTTGTGCAAGTTATTCCACCGGAAGCGGAGCGGGTACAATCGCCCGACATCGAAACGGCAGCATACGCAGTTCCGCCTGAGTTTCCAACTAAATCCTGACCAGCGGAAGGCGTTGTGTTCGGAACGATACTCGCGATCGTCTGCGCAGCATTCGTAACGTTTCCCAATCCGACTTCAGCGGCAGTCAACCCTACGACCGTTCCGCTAAAGGTTGGCGACGTGGCGAGCACCGCATTACCAGAGCCTGTTGTGTTTATGCCTTGAATTGAAGTCGGTCCAGTCCACTGCGCTAACTGCCCGTTCGTAGGCGATCCAACGTTACTAACGTTGCCCGCGCCCGCTGGTGTGTAGTAGCCCTGTACGCCACCGGATACGCCCCAGAACGTGCCGTTTCCACCTGTACTCTGAATGGCGACTGCTGTAGCCGCATTGCCCGTCGTATTCTGGTTGAGCGTCGGGAAGTTCGTCAATAGCGCTGCGCTGACGCTAGGAAGTTGCCCGGAGCTATTGAGTTGCACGACATTGTTCGGGGCAACGCCAAGCGTACCGAAAGCCGCCGTACCGAAAGCCTGCCCATTCGTCTTGGTGCATGTGATACTTCCAGAAACAGAGATCGTACAATCGCCGCTGAGCGTTTGCGGAGTGTACGCGCTGGAATTGTTTCCAAGTGGAAGTTGCGCCGCTGCTGGGGAAGTATTCGGGTAGAGCGACGCGTAAGCTTGCAAATTGTTCGTGAGATTGCCAAGTCCAACCTCGTCCGCAGTGATTCCACTGACGCTCCCAGTGAAAGTGCAACCAGCGACCGGGCAGTAGCTCAGGTTCTTCACATATGCTGTGGTCGCCAACTTCGTACTGGTGTCTCCGGTCGATTGCGTCGGAGCCGTTGGATTGCCAGTGAAAGCCGGTGAACTCAGCAACGCCAGCGCGCTGATCTGGATGCTGCTATCAGAAATCGCTTTGCCGGTGCTCGATCCGAAGATCGCAACATCATTCGCCGTCGAACTTCCCGGACCGGTGACGTTGCCGGTACCGACACCGTAGTTCTGCTCTTGGACCCAAGCGGTCGTGGCCACCTTGGCTGAATTGTCCGACGAGCCCGGAGTCGGAGCGGTTGGTGTTCCAGTCAAAGCTGGAGAAATCAAGGGTGCTAGTGTTTGCAGGTAATTCCATAAGTCAGTCTGGCTGCTGAGCGTTCCGCTGATCGTCCCCCACGCGCCGCCGCCCGGCGTTTGACATACCCACTGCGAGCCATTCCACACCAGGCCCTGCCCTGAAGCCGAGCAACCCACCAAGCTAAGACTTAGCGTTCCGGTCGATCCACCACCTTGCAGTCCGCTACCTGAAGCCGTTGTAACACCCGCGATGCCGCCGGTACCGACGCCACAAAGCAATGCTCCAGTCCCGGCGGCGATTCCGATCGCTACTAGTCCAGACGGACAAGATTGCGCATACAGACCGCCAAGAGAAAACTGTTGCGGCGTGGACAACTGCGCGGTGATCACTGAGGGATTCGTTGGCGCGTACTGATCGTAATTACATGTCCCTGATGAGCACCATGAATTAGCGGTCTGCGGCTGCACGCAGTTCGATCCATTCTGCGGTGGAGAAACAATCTGCCCGCTTGAATTTTCAATCGTGACCGCGAAGCAAACGTTCATCGGATTTGTAAGACTGACGTTCGGCAACTGACATCCACCGCTGATCGCTCCGTTGACAACAGAACAGACAGTCGGGAAAGTGATCTGTTGTCCGCCGCCGCCGACTTGATATCCAACCGGGTTCCCATTGGAATCGACTGCCTGCCAGATCATGCTTCCAGCGGGCAAGAGTCCGCCACCCGCGTTGTAGATACTGGACGCGGTGACCGTCATGAAGTTTTGAGCGAGAGCCAGCGTGGAGATTGCGAGCAGCAAGAGATGCGCGAAAAGTATTTTCTTCATGGATTTTAGTGTCCAATCGCAATAACCATTGGCGTTGTTTCTGTACTATCAACGAGCCCGATAAGCTGCCATGTTACTAGTTGTCCGGTTCGAGTCGGAGAACCTACGGTTTGCCACACTCCGTCAACGTGATTACTCGTGGATGCGATCTGCGTCGTTACTATGGCGAACAGACATGCAGTCGCAAATTCAACGGGGAACGTTACCGTTTCTGTGTAAGGATCGCCGCCCACATTAGCCGGGATTGACGATCCGGCAACCCACTGAATCGTGAATCCACCGAAGAATGTCGGCAGCTTCAAGTATCCGTTCGTGCCAGTGCTGAAAAATCCATTCAAGTCTGCATTGGTTAGGATGTTAGCGAATATCGCCGCCAGCGCAGTTACCGCTGTACTTGGACTAACAAGACCCGGATCTTGCGACGGAGATCCATCCAGCACGTTGTAACCTTTGCTAGATAAAGCCAATGCCAGCGCTGCGATGAATGTCGAGTACTGATAATCCTTTTTGTTCAGGATAACCGAAGCTAAAATTGCATCGGTGAGAATCCCATTTTCTCGCTGCGGGTCTGAGGCGTAAGTCGAGTCCGTCTCTTGATTCGCTGCGCCCGGATTGACTTGAATAAAATTCGTTGAGCCTGACATGGAAATCTCCTTTTAGACGGCGTGACCAAGGTCTGCGCCAGCGATGAAAGCATTATTGAGATCGGCACCGAATACCGGCAGTTCTGCATACTCAAAGATATAAAGAACACCTTGAGGACGCGGCAAGATCAAGTCGTTGATGATCATCTGCTCTTGGATCGGAGTCAATGTACCGCCAGTAAGTAATACATCGACGGTCATATTGGCATTATCGATAAGAATGATGCCAGAACCCGGAAAGAGAGAATTCAGCATCGCGTAGATCGAATCTATCTGACCATTGAATTGGTTGCGATCGATCTTTGCGAGTAATGCTGTGATGTAATCCGCATCATCTAACGTTGAACTTGGCGGCGTCAAGGAAGTGACTTTTGCTCCGACGCCATGTGGATGAACGAAATTTGCGGTAAACGAAACACCCGGAACGTAGCTGATAATATCGACTGTTTCCGTGGTGCTTCCAGCCCCTTCAGCCGTAACGACTACTTGAAGTGGGACATACATGCCGGACGTGGCCATGTTTCCAGGCGGGGCCGATGTCGCGGAAAGAGGTTGAATATCTGCCACGACCGCACTCCCAGCAGCAACCGCGCTACTTAGCGACGTACTAACTCCCGGCTGAAATGGTAAAGTTCGATTGAACCCGACAATCGTTCCAATGATGTCCAATTGCGGTCCAGCGGCTATCGTTGTATCCGGCGGCTGGCCGGATATCGCAGGGTATCCCGGTGCAACCGCTGGAACTCCAGCCAGACTGAATTGCTGATAAAGCTGCTGTGTACACGCAAACAAATCCACTGCCACAATGAGCAGAGACGAGAGCCAAGCATAGAGATTTGGAGCGTTCTGGTATTCACTCGTCAGAAGCGATAAATAATAAAGCGGCAGAACAAATTCCTGAAGCTGAACATAGCCCACAGTCGTTAAATCGAATTCAGCGCCGCTACCAGTTCCGCCCGTAGCCGGAACGTCGTCAGCCGTGCTATAACCCTCTCCGGCTGCGATGATCTGTACGGAGCCAATTGCATTGGGACTAAAATACGCTACTGCGGTCACCAAAATGAGGCAGCCACTGGCAGAACCTTGAGTCGGAGTGAGCACGTCGCCAACGGAGTAATCTTCTCCGCCGTCAGCAATGGATACACTTGTTACTCCGCCTACAAGTCCAGAGTCGAACGCTAGAAGTGGAGCATAGACAGGATTGCCGTTTTGCGTAAGTCTGTAGTTGCTTATTTCCCAAGTAGTCTGTGATGGCTCTCCTGGTGTGACCGGAGTAAACCCAGACGGAAGGAAGCCGACGAAATAAGTTGAACTAGGCGGAAAAGCGTTTACGACGCTAGCGCCAGCGGCATACCCGTATGCTAGGTTTGCCGTAAAGGATACGCCCGTATCGACCGCTTGGATTACTTCGTCCGTGCCCGGAGAGCTACCAGAAATGTTGATAGTCTCGCCGACAAGCATGTCGGTTGTATTGTCAACAGGAATAACTTGACTATTGCCGTGAAAAACATTCTCAGTAGTTAATGCGTTTACTATTCCAACGGTCCCTACATAGGCGCACTGAGTTTGCACGACCATCGTCGCAGCGCCAGTCGGGACTTGATAGGTGAAAGTGTAGTTATGCCATCCATTGTCGGTATTTGGTGGGGCAATAAGGATCGCTCCGTAACTTGTCTCTTGTAACGCATCCCAAAAATAGACAGCGATAAACGGCTGCATCCCTCCAGCGACGAAACGAATCGAAGCAGTGAACGCGATCACGTCGCCGGGCGAACAAGGGAATGCCGCAGACTGTGCCCCGATGTTTTTATCGGGTGCAGAAAGGTTGATCACATTGAATTGCGGAGCAGCCATCTTAGGAATTCACCACGATATTCCCGCTCACGCCTTGTGCTGTGTACATCGGCCATTGCATTGTTATGTCAACAGAACCAGAAGGTGATGCGGTAGTTCCCAGCAGCAAAGGTGAGGTGATATCGAAAATCGGCGCATTCAGTGGACCGGCGACCGACATCACTGCCGCGACCAGCGCTGACTGAGAAACAGTCTGGCCAATGCTCAAGCTGTTCAAGTAAGAAACGATAGCCGCTGTAATCGCGGCGAGCGTCCCAGCACCGAAAGCGTTCGTCAATGGATTGACGGTTACAGTAACATAGATCGGAATATAGACCGGCGGATAGAAATACACTGCAAAGGTTTGACCGCTGTCCGGATCAGTGACATACGTCGCTGGCGGAGTAGGAACGTTCGGATTACTTCCGCTGCCGGTGTAAGGAGAATCGTTGATTCCGCAGCCGATGCCCTTATTGAAATAGATAGCATCCGCAATATCTTGCGCGTTGCCGCCTTCGACGATAGCTGTCAATGAGTGCGCCGGTCCAAACCATGTTGGATCGCCTGACGCAATCGGCCAAGCCGTCAACGGGCTGCCAGTTGGGTTCTCCATGGTCAACTGGCGGGTCACTCCAGCGAGCGAAAGAATATCTGCAATCGTTCCGGCGAGCAAAGTGCTAGACGGTTGTTCTGTCGATACTGATTGGCGGGTACGCAACTGGGTATCTGTCTCGACTGGGTTTCCGGCTGTGGCGGCTGCGGAGTTGCTGACACCAGTCCAGCCGGACGTTGGCGTCGCGATAGCAAAGCCATTGATCGGCGCATTGACATTTCCCACTACTTCACAAGTGACAATGACGGTCACCGTGCCACCGCTTCCAATAATCGTGGGTGACGGGAGATCCCATAAGTATCCCTGTCCCGGAACAGTATCGACGACCGATCCATTGGTAATTACGATTCCAGCGGTGCCTGCCACTACAATCGAGCATGTCGAATAGGATGGAGCCTCGCGAGCCAATCCGTTAAACACTACATCGATATCGAGTGCTCCGCCGACCGCTGTCGCTGGCGAAATATTGCTATAAGCGAGTTGCAACCCATTGGACTGATCGCTCATCGAGAGAGCAAGGATGCTCAGCATCTGGTAGTCAGGCGAATCGATACCAAGATATACGCCGGGTCCATAGATTGCCTGAAAGTTTGTAATCAGCAATGCAAGAATTGCCTGATACGAAGGAATAGAAAGGCCAGCCGGTCCGATGGACGGCGGAAAATAAACGCTTCCCATTACGATGGTACCCCCTGTGCTGGCGGTGTCGGGAAATTGATCGGTATAGTACCGAAGGATGTTTGCACGCTCGCATTGAAGCTGAATGTGCGCGAGCCGGTATTAAAACTGAACTGAACATTGCTGAGCGCGATCACGTATGGCACGCTGAGAATGATCTGCTGAAGACTGTTAGCAATTTGCTGTTGGAGCGTCGTGTTGCCGCCCGGACCGCTTTGCCCAATCATCTGCTGGAACAGCGGAGTTCCAGCTAAGATCGACTCCCACCATTCGCCTTGAAGCAAAAGCAGGCGGGTGTAGATTGCTTGCGCTACGGCAGCGGTGCCACTCAGGAAGTTGCGCGATCCTTGCCCCCACTGCGGATCGTTGTACGCTGATCCGTTTTGGCGATAAGTGAAAATTGAAGGAGAAAGCGGCTGACTGCTCATGGGATAGGCGGACCTGTGTCTCCAGAAATTGTTCCGCCGGTATGGGTATGACTTTGAAGCGTACCGGCAATGTCGTCCACGGTTACAGTGTCGTTCAGTGCTACCGGACCATTGAAAGTTGCTGTCTTGCTGGCCACAACCGTGATGTCATCGTTGAAAGTTACCGGACCGGTGAATTCGATACCGCTCGCGCTCAGCGAAATCTTGACTGCGCCATCCAGCGTCCGGAGTTCCGCCGCTGTCGTGCTGTAATCGCTGATCTTGTTCGGCTGCGACCAAATCCCGAAGATTGCGATCCCATCCGACAAGTCATGGCGGCGCTTGTCGAGTTGGACATTGTTTGAATCGCCAGACTGCCACCATGCGTCGAAGCACATGTCATTGAAAATCACCAAGCATTCGTCGCCTTCCTGAATCGGCATCGTCAGGACAAACGGTCCAGCGAGAGGGAAAATGACAGGAATCTTTCCGAATGGCTTCGTCCACGGCATGTTGGTCGGAGTCGGGACGCCGTCCACATTCTGGTAAACCTGCTCCATGACAGCGGGCAACACGCTGACGGTTTGCGTCGCCGCATCGAACGCTTGCACGATGCAAATCATGGCTACGCGTGTCTTGCAAAGCATCTGCTTGACATATGTGGCGTGCTGGTCTTCCGGCAATCCAAGACGCTGCGTAATTGAGATGTTGCTGAGAGGTGTACTCATGTGCTCGATGCCACTAATTGATTGATCACATCAACTTTCGGGACATATCCGGTGATGTCGGTTTCCCATGCATCGCCGCGCGAGTCGCCGCGATGTCGTACCGCGCCGACGATGAAGTTTCCTGTGCTTTCGATCGGCCATGCGAACTGACCCGGCTGAAGCGAATACTGTTGAATGATCGCTTGATCGATGCCAACGGTTTGCGGTGGCAGTTGCGCCTTAATGCGAGGGTCCAGTAGGACGGTGAACTCTACGCCATCCTGTGTCTGGATTGGTGTACCAAGCAGGCCAGTCGTCGGAGAGTAAATATAACCCGGCGTCGAAGAGATCCCGTTACTCAGCGAACTGAACCAGACCTTGGCAGCACTACCTGCCAGACCGTGCTGATCCAAGAACCAGACCACTCCCGGATTATCCTTTGCAATATTGTCGAGGTGATCCGCCGCGCTGCCAAACACCACTTTGTCTCGCGGCAAAACTTTTGTGCTGACGCCATTGATCGGGCCAATCGTCAAGCCTAACGATTTGATCATCGCAGTAACGATCTGTGACTGGTTGTAACTTCCGCCGCCATAGACCGCGCTCATGACCTGACCGTCCGTCGCTTGCAAAAGGCTTAAGATACAATGCAGCGTCAGTTTGTAATCGGTAACATTCAATCTGACAAATAGAGGTTGAAACACTGGGCCTTGCCAGATCACGTCATAGTTACCATTGACATACCCAGCACTTAGAATCACAGTCATGCCCGGCGTGATATTCGATGCAGCGTTGATGATCGTCGGGACAACTTCGGGACTAATGTTGTAGATGTCAATATCTGCGAACCAATACCGATGCCACAGCGGTGTATAGACGTTGAACGCGATGCGCAGCGCTTCCGGCTCAAAGCTGCTGTCTGAAATGTTTACAATCGCTCCGCCATTTGCATTTGGGTTGTAAACCTGCAAAAGATACTTGCGACCATACAGAGGCTGCCCTGAAGATTGTCCTGTTCCTACCGCTGGGTAGTTCTGGCTCACGGCGTATCACCCCACAGCATAATGTAACCATTACCAAGATTCGTGCTGTTAGGGTTGCCGCCAGCGTTGCCCGTCACATTGATGATGTAGCAAGAACCGATCTGCAAGAACGCGTACTGTTTGAGAATGTTGCATACCGGCCAGTTTCCGGTTACGAGCGGGACAGAATCGACCAGCACATTACTGTTTGCATCACTGACGGTCATAACCCAGTAGTTCGCTACTTCATTGAAGTGCAGCGCAAGGATCAGTGAGAGCGAAGCCCCGTCCACACTCAGCGGGATCGCGAAAAGTTGGTTCGGTGCGCTCGTGACTGGGATAGTTTGAATCATGGCGTTGGGGAGAATCCCAGCGGATCTTCGACGACAGGATCGCTGTTCAATTGTGGATTTGGATCACCTTGTAGTTCCGGCGGTACTGGCAGACTGCTTTCGTGTTGCAGCAGGACTGACGGATCAGTGCTCTGCGGCTGCAATGTTCCCGCTGCGCTCGATTGCGACTGATTCGGTCGGCTGCTCACCGCCGGTGTCGTCGCCAGATTCGCAATAATGATCTGCTTCAGGACGATGGTGAACTTCGCCCCAGCCACCGTCATGTTAGTATCAGAGGCACGAATTTCCTCGATACCCATAACCGGATACGACTGCATCCGCGTATTTACCTGTAATTGCGCACCAGATTTTTGCAGACTTACAAAAGTCTGGTAAGCATTGACTGACTTTCCACCCGCTGCCGCATACTGTCCGACAGAGTAACTCTGCATCGCATCGGAAAAACGAACTTCCAGAATGAGGCGATCAGGCATCTGGAAGCTGTGATCGACGACGCTCGCGCCAGACTGAATCGGGTGATCCGTGAAGCGCCGCGTGGTGTAGTGATCGGCGGAGAGAACTGCATCGAAATAATAAGTCGTCGCAGACTGCTGTGCGGTGATCGGCGACAACGTACCCGGAAGACTTTCATCTCCGCCCGGACCCGTTGTTAAGGTTCCGGAAGCTGGAGTCGTTGTCGATTGGACAACGGTGATGGAAGTCTTTTGCGGCTGTGACCAGTTGGTTGGACGAAACGCGGTACCACTCATATTACATACACCACATTTGAATTGACTTGTGAGCGCTGACTCATTTTCTTCAAAAGAGCTTCCGCCGCTGCTTCGCCATGAGCCTTCGGGTCATCCGTTTGTGGGTAGATATTGACGGTCACATTTCCCATGCGGCTCATCACGCTGTCCGCATACTGTTCCGCTTTCGGATTTCCCGCGCTTCCGTTATAGGCGCGCGCCATCGAGCGTTCGTCGCCGGGATACGTCTTTCCCAATGCCTGCAATTTACTCATTCCAGCATCGAGATTGTCTTGTGGATTGTTAATATCGCCATGACCGTACTTCGCGAAAGTGCTTGAGAGCACTTGCATCATGCCGTAACCGTCGCCCGGATTGTGCGGCGCATTCGGGTCCATGCCAGATTCTTGCATCGCGACGGATACCGCGAGCGCCGGATCTACTCCGTGTCGTAGCGCGGAAGCGATGATCGCCGAGCGTACCGCACCAGATCCTTTCGGACCCCACGCGCTTGGAGATGGCGAAGGTGAATCGCTATCCACATGACCGGCAATCGGTGGATAGAAAAAATCCATCGCCTTATGACTTAAATACGGGATAGCTGACGGTGGGAACATGTACTTGAAGTAATATTCCGGGACACCCTTAACCTGATCGACGAGATATTTCGTGGCGTCCGCAGCGGCCCTAGTCCAGTCAGCAATATGGTGCATCGCGTCGCCGATGTTCTCCAAATTATTCTTGCCGTCGATCAATTTCTGATCGCCAGCGATAGTGCCAATGAACTGAGTGAACCAGCCGATCGCTATATTCAGCACGCTCCCGATGTCGGTCCAGATATCGCGTACGTCGCGCAGAACTGGAACAAGATATGTGGTGAATTTGTTGGCCAAGTCAGGGATGTTCTGAATCAGCCATTCGTTCCAGCCTTGCAATTTTTGCAAGAGTCCGTTCTCGTCGCCGGTGAGCGCGATGCTGAGCGACTTCGTAAGCGCCATTACAAAGAGTTGAGCGTCCTGCTGCAATCGCGTGAACTCAAAAGCAACTTGGCGGATCTTCAGCATCTCTTGCTCGAACGATTCGCCGCCGATGCCAACCATGACGCGGCGTTGGTCCGATACCAATTGCTGGTAGCGTTGCCGGAGTTCCGGCGGACCGTAGATCACGTCTTCTGCCGACACTCCGAGCGCATCGAGTGCCATCTTCATTTCGCGCATCGCTGGCAAGCTTGTGTACATGCGCCGCGCCAGTAATTGCATCTGAAGATCACTCTTGGCTGTCTCGTACATCATTCCGACCGTAGCAGTCGCCACTGCGGTCAGTGCCGTCGTCACCGCTGCCCCGGCTTCGACGAAACTGGTCGCCATGCCCGCTGTGAAACGGGTAATCTGCGCCGTCGCGGTTCTTAATGCCTCATCGAATTTGTTCTTGGCTTGGTTGTCTATGTCGAAGCCCAACTCGACCAAGTAACTTTTGATGACGTTTGCATTCATCGGAGATTTGCTAGCGCATCCTCTTTCAGATTGAGCAGTTGGTGAGCATCGGCGAGGTCATGAGAGTTATAGGTGCCATCCCATAATTCTTTCTGCGTCCACAGACCGGCGAGCACCGGTCGCCAGAGAAATAGATTCAGGTCGCTATCTATCTGGTCTGGGTCGCGCCCGCAGTTCGCGTCAACCCCGCGACGAAAAAAGGAGCGATATTGAACTGCAAGGCTGCCGTCACTAAATCGCCGACCGCGACCGGATCAGTCTTGAGGTTGACATCTGCCCACCGGCCATCCGCCATTCGCACCGAAACAGGCGCGCCGGTTGGTTCGTCGATATACTTGCAGACCGCCAAGGCATATTTCTGGACGCTGCGATAATTAGCCTCGCTGAGCACTGACGGAGCCATCAGCCAAAGCATCGTGACCGTTCCGTCCGCTTTCAGTTGGGGATTTTTAGGAACTTCCTGTTGCTGCCCTTCCGGACTCTGGCTGTTCATTTGCTCATCGGAAAGCTTGAGTGCCACGAAGACGAGCCAGCTATGAATCATGCAGGCTGTCTCCGGCGTCATTGACTCGACTAGATAGTTGCGACCTTGGATCGTCACTGCTTTGTTCGTTTCATGTTCCATGATGTTCCTCAGTTGTTCTTCGATTGATAACGGGAAAATAATTCCGGGCAACGACAAAGATTGCCGCTGCCCGGAGAATTCTCGGTTACAGCGCCACGCCCTGCGCGACGTTCTGAATGTCGGCGCATGGCAGCATCCATGTGATGTTTTGGCCCTGTGCTGCATACGGATAGTCCGGCATCTTGCTAGGAGCAACGCCGCTGCAAGTATGACCGGTACCGGTCGTGACGTTGCGCAAACTCATCGTTGCGCCCGCCCATGTCGTCACGTCGCCATTGTTCAACTTCGCAAGTTTCGCGTTCAGCCAGTTCAATAAGAACTGATGAAGTTGACTCGTTTGCTGGACTTGGATATTGACGTGACCAGAGTTACCCGCAATCGCGCTGATCAGGATCGTGCCATCGGCAGCGGTCAGCAACACGGTACGTTCTGTTGCCATCGCGACCGAAGCTTCACCGAAACCGATCTGCCCGGAGAAGGAAAAACTGCCTACATCCGGGTCCGAAAAAGCGAGCGTTAAGTCTTTGAACGAATACACCACCATAGCTAATACTCCTTCTTAGGATTGGACATAGACTCCGACAAGCACCGACTGCGCGGCGTCAGTGCAGATGATCGCCAGATAGATCGGCATCGCCTGACGTGCGGCGCGCGCTGCCGACGATTGAGTCGAGAACGGCGCAGCTATCGCCAAGTAACCATTCGGGATCGCCTGTCCCGGAACGATTCCCAGCGTCGAAGTAAGCTGGATCGTCACTCCGTTCCATGTTCCGGACGAAATAAATCCGATCTGTTGCAGATACTGACAGGCCTGATTGACGCAGTGAATTAGTTGCTGTTCACCCGCATCCGTCAGTGGCACGGCTGGCAACTCCGTGAGCAAGTTCATGATGTTGTACTGGATCTGCGCCGACAGTACGTCGAGGAACAGAATCAAGTCCAAGAACTGCCCGCTGCCCATCGTTCCCTTCCATAAGAAGGTGTACGCATTCGCAAAATTGGAAAGCACGTTGCCGTTCTTTCCCTTTGTCGAAAGCGATGCGCCGTTGATGTATTGAACCTGCTGGCCGGTCAGTGGCTCTGACGTGACGCCTACTTCATTCTTCGCGAACATCGTGAAGTAGCTACCAGCGAGCCCGGTGTTCAATCCCATCGCGATACCCATTGCGGCGGCTCCGCAGTAAATATTGTTCGGGTAAGTTCCGCCTTGCGTCGTTGAGTATTGGCCGAAGACGCGGTTGTAATTGTTCGACTGCATGTAACTGAACACGTCAGTCGTCGCACTCGTCGGTACGTTCGAATCGTGCGTTCCGTAGAAGTAAATCATCGGCGGAGTCGCCGACTGGACATAAGCCGCAATCGCTTCGTGATCTGCGGTGACCGCCGCCGTAGACATCACTCCATAGAAGTCAGAGTTTAGATTGCGGCAGTTCAAGAGAGCAGTCAGAACGCTTTCGCCGACTCCCGTAATGTCAATCGTCAAGCCAGTGCCTACGCTTGGAGAAACGGCGACTGTCGCGAGGTTGTTGGCATTCGAATAGCTAGTACCATCCGCGAGCGGTAACAGAGTGATCGCGGTGACTGCGCCACCAGTTTCCGCTGCCACTTGAACCTGTCCGCCCGAGGCACCGCCCTGCGTGATCGTAACGATGTCGCCGACCGCATAGCCGCTACCGCCCGAACTCCCAACCGTTGCGTTATTGATGGAAGTTGGGTCTTGAAAACCAACCCATAAAAGATTTGGAGCGGGCGATTGTCCGAAGTATTCAGCCGCCGCAAGGTACTCTGGCTCAGTGAGCGTATAGCCAGCCGTGAGCAGAGCAGACAGGCTGGTATAAGACGCTAGTCTCTCATTGTGAGTCACCACTCCGGCGGTCGGTCCGATAATCAGACCATGATTGAAAGTCGGAGCAGATGCAGATTCCGGCGAAATCAGTACGACTACATCGACGATATCTGAAAGCGTAAGTGCTGGCGTGCTGCCCATAGTTATATCTCCTTGTAACCGTGTTCGTTAGATTCAGATTTTTTATTGCAGGTCAACTACAAAATCGTTAACTGGAATAGTAACGACGCTTTGTAATGTAGCTGTCCCGGTATCATCGGCGAGGACGTACTGCTCTCCGTCGTAGTTTGCATTAAATTGCCACTGATTGTTGCCGAGACTGGCAACGCCGGTGATTGTCAGCGTCAGACCGTTCAACCATGTCGCGTATGTCAGACCATTCATTAGATATTGCTGACCAACGGCGAGCGGTATCGCTGATGGTGGAACCGTCACCCTAATCCCAACCGTAGGGACGCCCAGATCGTCCGTATCTTGCGTAGCAAAGACTTGAAGAACCTGTGGCGTCTGTTCTTCTGTGAAAACTTTGATCTCAACGCTTGCGATAATCGGCACTACTAAGGTTTCGGTAACGCCTTCGTTGAACTCTGATTCGAAGTCAGTGCGCTCCCACCACTGTCCATCTTCGAACGGCGGAATGCGTTGCGGCGCGGGCGGGTTCGTTACCCAATACAAATTGAGATTGAAAACCGCGAAGGTGTCATGTATTGCCTGAGTGAACAGTCCGCTATGTACAATGCGAGCCCGGTCAAAACTGTTTGGTCCGTAGAACTCCCAAAACGTTTTCCAGACGCGCTGGTAAGTCGTAACCTGAAGCAGCGTCTGTGGCGGATCGTTCTGGTCTTGCGGATTCGGAATTATTTGCACATCTCGGACCCGGTTGTACAGGTTGTCTACTTCGACACAGCGCAGCATCACTACATCCTGAGTGATATCAGGGAACGGTTCGCCGCGCGTCTGCCATGCAATTCGGACCGCTGAATAAATCTCTGCGCCGACTGGCGGTGGCGGATTCGGCGGCGACCACAATCCCAAGAGATTCGCAGTCAGTAACTGCATCCCCGCCTGAATCTGTTTTGGAGTTAGTGGCGTCGGATAAGCAGACATTAGTTACCCGCCATGCGTACGGCGATTGCCCACCAGTAGCCACGCGAAGCATAGTTGTGCGTTTTCATCACGCGATACTGTCCGCCCGGCGCAAGATCGTTCCCGGTCCAGATCACGATGTCGCTCGTCGCCGGTCCGGTCGAGCCTGCTGTGCGAGTGACGAATAGTGCATCCGTGCAATTGATCACGATGGCTTCATGAATGCGGTCGCCTTCCGGGAGTGCAGCGACTTCGCGAGGACTAGCGATGCTGATGACACCCATCTTGTTAAGCGTGGTGTATTTATCTACCCAGCCGCTAGGGCCGAACTGTCCGCCTTGCGAGCGCTGGACAGTGAACGGCTCATACGTGTCCTGATCGAGAACCGCATCGCTAAGATCCATAGGTTTTTATGATTTCCGCTCGTGCGGAATTATTCGTTCGCCAGAACGTAGATGATGGACTTACGCATTTCATCGAACTGAATGAGAGGTTTCGCGGAGCCCTTGCGCCGGATCGTGCTCTGCGCATTTGGAGCCCAGCCATTGCGAGGATCATCGAACCATGCCCGCGCCCGATTCTGGCCTTCCATGCCAGCACGTCGCAGATCAGTGACGGCTGCATCGCGCTTACCGTCCAGCATGTCAATGCCGCACTGTTTCAACTCGCGCACGATCGCTTCCTGATTTTCCGGCGCTTCGATTGCCGGTTCGATCACCGGACGAGGTGGAATCTGGAAAGCCATGGAGCCTTTGCTTTGAACGTACAGATCGCGCGCAGCCTTATAGCTGATGCCGCGATTGATCATCGTCGCGCCCATGATCCGGCGCGCATCGAGCGAGCGCACCCCGTTGGTATTGAAGAATAGAATTTCTGAGTTCGTCACTTTTCTGCCGTGCTGACGGGCATTCCTGCTTTCAGGGATGCCGACATAAACACGCATTTGCGACAAGTCGGAAATATTCTTCGCTGCTTTGACTGAACCATCCGTTATTGTTTTCAACGTCAGCTTTGGCTTGATCATTTTTACAAACTCAAGAGCGTAAGCACTGGATAAACTGCGAACACTGAAGCCGTGGCGCACTGACCGTTGAAGGCGTTGTATTGAGCGAACGCCTGACCAGCGAGTAAGAGCAACAGCGCGATGCGGTAGGTTTTCATCTTAGCGGCTCATTGTATTACGAACGCTCCAATTTGTGATGCTGCTGCGCTTGTACCGGTACTCAGCTTTGCAGCAAACCCGCATCCAGCGGCAGATGGCGTCGGCCCTGTAGCTGTTTCGGTAGGAGCAGTGCCATTACTACTGTACGCATAAAACGCATTCGTGTGGACTAGCATACCAGTGGCTAGATAATTAACGGGACCACTTATTACAGCGGGTCCAGCACCGGAATATATTTGTAAGATGGCGTCGGTTCCAGTCGGACTCGTCGCGGTCATGGTGTTTGTATTGGAGGGGGAATTGTTACCTGCGTGCGCCACGCTATCTACAGTTATCGGCCAATTAAACTCATGTAGAACCGCAGTCCAAGGCCCACTGTCTGGGTTACCACTACGAGTTGGTGTGATACAGTTGACGCCGCCCGCGCCGGATAGAATATAGTTTGCGCCTGCATCTTCCTGATACGAACTGCCCCCTAAATACCCAAATCCCTGACATGACGGGGAGGCTAGGTACGTATCAATCGCATTCGCAGAGGTACAAGCATTCGCAGATAGCGCGCACGTCGTAGGGGACACGTTGCATCCGTATGCCGAGAACGTAATAGGAATGCCGTTTCCACTATCTTCATCGTTATTGTAAAGAATAACTTCCCCGTGCCCGGCTATCGTAGCGTGAACCTGAAAGCTGCCATAAAGCTGACTTCGCAGTAAACCAGTTTGTGTACCGCCAGTAGCAGAATAACCAGATGGGGTTATCTGCGCGAATAGGGGAGTTGAGGCAACGGTACGTAGCTCGACAGGCGCACCTAGCCAAGCGCCGGAAGTACTCAGGGTAGCTGAACACGTCACAGATCCGGGACTACTGGCAGTAGTCGTAAGCAAGATTCCGTATGGAGAAACGGATAGAGCCAACGTTTGGATAGAGGTTCCAGAAACAGGTGTGAAAGTAGTTCCATTAGCGGCAACAAATGCGCATCCCATTACATCGTTCGCGTCGTCTAGCGTAAGCGTCATAGATGCGGTTGAGCCTGTACCGCTGCATCCGTTCGCTATCTTCGTACCGGACCCACAACTGGTGATCGTCGGCAGATTGTTGACCGACAGGACGCCGGAAAATTCTGCCAGGATTCCGCCCATTTTGAGGTTCCAAACACCCGCGCACCCATAAGGAGAAGATGTAGAAGTAGCCGTAGCCGTGAACAGTCCTAGCGCGAAGCTTCCCGCTGAAATCTGTGATGCCGGGAAAGCTGTCGTGTTGTCAGACCCCAGACAATAGGGGAAGTTACCGGGTACGGCCACGGTCGAGGCAAACATGACCGTGTTACCAGAAGTTGCCGTGTAGGTAAACGGCATGGTGTTACCGGAACCCGTTATCACCGTAGCGCCGGGTGCAGTCGTCGAGCCGACATAAGTTATCTGTCCGGAGCAAACGCTGATACCGATAAACAACGCGAGAATGTTCCACGACCACGTTATCCACGACGGTGCGAGATGAATTAGCGTTTTGATGCTCCCAGACTTGAAGTCTGGGATTCCAGATGTCTGCATCATATGCAGACCTCGATCGTCGCCGTACTGCCACCGCTGAATGTCCCGATATTGATGCCTTGAGGACATGCCTGCTCGACGTTGTTCTCAAAAGTCATCGCAGCGCCCTGTTGCTGGATCGACCATCCAACGGTCGAGTCCATGAAGTTCGGGCAAACGAGAGTGTTGTTGTAAACCTGAGTTACGCCACTCAAGCCAGAGAAGATTCCTACCCAGCCATTAGCATTTACTCCATCTGCTTGCGAGGCGTCAAAGACGTTATTCCAGATATAGGTGTTACTGGCGTTCGACATGGAGGGAGAACCTTGCTCCATGAACAAGAACCCAGACGAGCACGCCCCTGAAAGCGTCCCATGAAACCAATTGTTATAGATATAGACGCCGTTCATCGTGGAACCCGACACGCCATAGGTATGCAGCCCGTCAAGGTGATAAACGCATCCACTCGTCTCCCAATTCAGGTTCGACCCGAATTGGTTGTCGTGCATGATGAGGCACGGAGCCGTACAGGAAACGGCGCTTCCGGTCGCATAAGCCGCCGCGTGATCCCAGTTATAGATGTAATTATTGAAAATCTGCGCGTTCGTGTCTCCCGACCCGTAATTGGTGTAGAGGCACCAGCCACAGTCGTGAATTGTGTTCCCTGACATCGTAATGTTCTGGCCACCATAGACGATGGCATTCATCTGTGTAGCCGTTCCGCCGAGCGGCGAACTGTAGTTCTGAATCGCGACGTAGATGTTCGCGATGGCTAGATTTTCAATGATGCAATTCGTGCAGGTTGCTGCATATACCCCAATCGAGATGTGCTGATTGGCTAGCCCGTCTCCGTTCGCCGTGTTCTCGATAGTTCCAGTGTTTTCCCCGTTGATCGTGACGTTACTTAGTCCGCTGTGCGGAGTAATCAGTGTCGATCCTGCCGATTGCGTAGCGAACGAGGAAGACGGGCAAAGCCAAGCAATATCGCCAGCGCTCAATGTCGTCGAGTTGAATGTGGCTGGAGTTATCGCTGTTTGACCGTTGCAGGCAGTGCCACCTGTGAATGTTCCCGCCGTAGCCGCGATGTAGCGTGTAGTCGCGAGCAGTGGCGAACACAACGCGAGAAGGCAAATCAATAATAAGCGTTTCAAAACGAGAACACCCCGCCAGTGGTCTGAATGATGGCTTGCTCGAATGCTCCCGGCGAACCGTAGCCAATGTTGTTTCGGATTTGACCGGAGATGTCGTAGGGCAGAACATTCGTTCCGGATGGGAAGAAGTTGATCGCCGGAGAACTTGACAGGAGATGATAATCCCCACCGCCAGTATTGCCGTTGGTGCCGTCGTAGGCTTGGCGATTCTTGTATCGGGGGAGGTTGATTGTCGTATTCACGTTGCAGGCCACTGGTTGTCCGCCAGTGAGAGTCGTGTCGTAGGTGTAGACTCCGGTGAACTCAGGGCAGAAGGTTCCAGTCGCCGGCCATCCGGTTGTCCCGCCGCTCGCCTCTACATAGAAGTTCGATCGCATCCCGGCATTGTAGAGACATGCCCATGCTCCTACGCGAGCGCCGCTGGCTGTCGGCCCAGCATACGTGTCCGTCTTGGTTGCACGCTGGTCCATGATGTTGCCGATGTAGCCATGTGTCTGACGGAAGGCGATTTGGTTGGTCACGTTTTGGCCCGAGTTATAGCACCAATTCATGCGCGATCCGAGAATGTCGTTGTCCCAAAGCATTACGTTGTTGACCGGGGTAACGTTATCTGTATCGTCAGCCGAGTTGATAATGATCGGATTCGTAATCGACGTGTAATCGTTCTCGAAAACGTTTTGTACGACGGCGATCCCGATTGGATTGGAGTTTGTCTCGCCTACGCTGACGGCATTGTTGGACGACTGGTTGGCGAAGTACAGAGTATTGAACGCAAAGATCGGCATCGTCGATGTCGGGTTGCCTTGCGAGGCATAGCCATCGGAGAATGCGACGTTCGTATTCGACTTGACCGTATTGCCGACAACGGTATAGATGTTCGATCCCGTTCCCGATCCGCCTGCGACGGTAGTTACGTCATTGCCACGGATGAGATAGTAACCAGCGTTGGTTGTCGAGAATGCACGGAGGCCATTGCTCGCCAAAGTGCTCGGAATCACGCAGTCGGTGATATAGATCACCGTGACTTGAAAGACTGGAGCCGTGCCACCAGACGACAAAGAACAACTATCCAGCCACAGATATGTGATGTTGTTGAAGACACTGGTTGGTCCTGTAGCAACCAAAGTGGTGATGTTCTGTAAATGTAAAGGGGTGCCGCAGTTCGTCGATCCGGACGTACAGCGCGTTCCAAACCCTTGCTGGTCGGACCCGTTCTGCTGGTCAATGACAACCTGAGCTTGCGTCACGCCAGTTGCGGGAGTGAGAGTCGCCCAGCATTTCCCGGTCGTATTAGAATCAGCCGCCGTCGATCCCATCCAGTTGTAATAGCCTTGCGCCAAGAATAAAGTTCCGCAAGCATCGTTGTGAGTTGGCGTCGATGAAGCATTATTGAATGCCGCCATCTTAATGAGTGCGCCGTTGATCGACGCACAGGGGGAAGCTGGTTGTCCGGCCGACAACGCCGCAGCGCACGAGTTGGAATCCGATCCCACGGCCACAGGAGACGCGGTCGGCGTATAGACGCCACTCGTTGTTTGATCTACCCACGTATTTGAGCTATTCGCGGTCCCGCTCACGATTTGCCCGATGTGCATCGTCGTCGATCCTGTGGGTGAGTTAATCAAGTAGGCTGTGGCATTCGATGTTCCTTGAATTACCTTATGCCCAGAGGCCAGAGTACCGCTCGTCACTGACCCCGTAACATTTAGTGACCCGTCAACGTACCCCGCTGCCGCATAAGCATTGGTCGAGTCGTAGAGATAGTACTGCGGCGAATATAATGGCGAAGGCTGCGGATTCACCAAAGAGGGTGCAGCAGTTGGCGTATATGTGGCTCCGCTCGTTTGCCCAGTCCAGATGTTCGATGAGTTCGCCGCCGATGTCTGGCTGATGATTGAGCCGATGACCATGCTGGCTGATGCGGTTGGAAGATTATCCAAGTACGCGAGCACGTTCGTCGTTGCCTGCTTAACCTGCTCATTCGCTTGGAAGGTGCCAGTCGCAACTATCCATGACAGCGGTTTCGTCGCCAATCCACGGATATGCGCGATAGCAAAGCGTGAGCTGGTCGTGGTTCGTGAACGTGGATGTTGAGACGCTGCCGACATATTCGATGACCGGAACTTGATCCGCAACCTTCGCTTGCCCGCCGATAGATTCGTCCCATGTGGGAACTCCGATAGTTGAGGTCGCTACGTTGTTGTGTGCATCCTGCCCAGAGAAGATCACGCAGGCAATCGGGAGTTCGTTGAGCGGAAGTTGCGAGAATCCCGTCCCGCGCACATTGACTGTGCTGCCTGTTACAAGTTGCCAGCCGGGATAGGTCCAGTTAAACAGCGTTCTAGCGTTGGAATAGGTGAGCGTCGAATTGTTTGTGACCGATGTTCCCGCCGAGACAGTTCCAACCGTATTACTGGAACCATCCGTATAGAAACTGTTTACAACCTGATAAGTGACCGTTTCTCCGGCAAAGATGGCGACCATCCCATTACTGCCGAGGGAGAGTCGGAAGGTAGTCGTCCCGCCGTTGCTTACCGTGTCATTCGTCGTCGCATTCGGATAAGGATCACGAAGGGTATGCGTGGCCCAGAGGGTGCGCGTGTAGGTAGTCGTCGCGCCGCATGTGCCGCCGTTAACCGTTCCTTTATACCCAGTTGAGGTAACCGTAACGATCACAGAAGGGCTGGAAGGAACGTTGTTGGTTGACTGAGTGAATCCGAAGTTTCCGAATGTTCCGCCAGTCGCAATCGTGGGCACGTCGATTTCGAGCACCCAGCCATTGCAAGCCTGAGTCGCATAGCAGGCTGACGAAAGGACGGTGTAGGACTGTGCTGTTGCCGGAGTGCATGTTGGAGTTGATGCTACGGTCACAATCGTTGTGCTAGTGAACGCCGTAATCGTGCAAACCTGTCCGTTAAAGATCACGCCTTCCTGCACCATGCCGGAAGAGAAACAGCCGACGGTGGAAGTCAGCGTCGTACTTGCAAGTGTGGCTGTTCCGCTGCATGGAGCCGTGACCGTAGAAACGCCCATGATTCGGGCAGCGGTCGGAGTGTAGACTGTGGCACTCGCCGCCGCGCAAAGCAGCACTAAGATTGTCAGGATTCGGATCATTGGAAGTTTTGCCCCGCCGTGCAGTAGGTCGTCGTTCCGTTCAGCATGCACGAATAAATGTCAACCTGCGATGCTCCAGATGACATGACTGGAGCAACGCCCCCCGGCCACTTCACCGATGTCCAAGTAATTGTATAGGGACCG